CCATGGTTGCTCTCGACAGAGTGAACGGATACTTGGCGTAGTATACAGATCTCTTCGTGTCCCCGCTAGTTCTTTTACTGTAGAGGCGAAGCTCACCAGCCGAGCCGGAGGCCGCGCTTACGTCGAGAGCGTATGGCTGAGTGATGTTGTCATCGCTGAGAGACATGTCCTGAACGCCGTCTACCCAGACCTCAAGATCATACTGCTCAGTCTGATCAGGTGTCTCATCAGTATCGTCTTCAAATGCTATCTGAGAGCTTGCCCGATTGGAGGTCTCCCAAGTCAGATTGACCGTAGGGTCGGAGCTGGCATCCCAAGGAACTTCTGTCCTCGCACCATCTATACTGAGCAGACGAGGACGAAGCGGTCTATCGGCGATATCACCTAAGGCGAAGGACTGCTCAGTCTCGCTGCCAGAGCTACGTAGAGTTCCCCCAACTCTGTCTAGCAGCTTGAAGTAGAGTGTTCCATCCTCAGCGAGCTCTCCAGCTTTGCTACCTTCTCCCAGAAGATCAATAGTCAGGAACCAGACGCGAGCATTATCAGCGTGGGCAAGCGGACGTGTGCCAAGGAGGCCACGCCGGACGTTGGCTAGGGTATAGCTGCCATCCAAGTTGTCCGTAACGCCCTCATAACCCAGCCATTCACCTCCAATATAGATCAGGCCAGCCTCACCAGTCCTCAACTGAGCAGTTGTAGCAATTCCAGGAGCATCAGTGTCAGTGTTTGGTCCTGTCAATCCGTCAACAGTGATACCGGTCGCATCAAGACCAGTCTCAAAGCCAGTGTTCTCTGCATAGATACCTACGAGTTGTCCAGTGAGAGGATACTCAATCGCGGTAGGCTCATAGAAAGACAGATCTCCAGTTGTTCCACCACTCAAGAACGTGTAGGCCGTGCTCTCCACTTTGGGTTGAAGGGCGAACGGGATCACATCAGCATTACCATCTGGAACTGGATACTCCAAACGATTACTGAAGAAGTAGGGCATCTCAACAATGTCATAAGTATCGACTGTCTCAGGAACTGGCCGATCATCAACCCAAGAAGTGTCCTCAGGTGCTGCCAGAACAACGTCAGAGATTGCGAACACGTCCTGAACCATGTCAACGACGATACGTCCGTCAAGCAAGCTGCCGATATCGATCTTCTGAACTCGCATTATAACTTCTGTCAGGCCATACTCGGGCCAAGAAATCTTGATAACCTCTCCTGGCTCTAGATTGTATGCGTTTCGATTGAATTCCGCCTGCATAGTGAAGAGGGGCGTGCTGAGAACACTGAGTTCTCTAGCTGCGAGTTGATTGGCAATATTCTTGTCGTAGCAGAAAGGGAAGCTGACGTCGGCTGTTCGGAGCTGACCGAGCATGTTCGCAGTTGCACCGTTCTGAGCAATCGCTACAATGCTGCTATCTTTAGTTCTTGAAGGAAAGCTGACCTTTACCTGTGATTTAACGTCCTCCCAAGCAGTCTTCGAGAAACGTGTCACCTCTACGATATCGTCTTCATCGTAAACAGGGAGAGACGCAGGAGTATAGTCATCACGAATGAGTTTGATCTTGATCTTACCAGTTGAGGTATCTTGGTAAAGAATACCGTCAATCTGCCGAAGGATCTCAGTGATCACCTTCTTGCCAGTTTGAGCAGAACTGACTACCAGAGAACAACCATGTCCTTCTGATATCAGAGTTGTGCTTGCTGCGGTGAAGGTGGTAAAATCTACGTCATCGGCAGAGAGACCGAGGCCTCTCCAACTATTCGTCAAGATTTCGTAGATAGCCTCAGCAGGATCAATATCGTCTCCACCAGAACTGATAGCTCCGAAGTTGCCGTTGCCGAGATTATTAGAGTAACTGGCAAGAAGGAACTCAACACCACGGAGACTGGCACTCTCACCGATGTTGTGGTTCTTCCAGACCATGTGACAGATGCCTCGGTAGGCTGGCACGTTTCCAGCACCCACCGCCGCTTCCACATGAGAGTTGACAGTCTGTGTGAAAGTTCCTGGGTAGAAGTCTACATTACCTACATGACCACCGCCAGACTTGAAGCCTCCATAGAGCTCAGGCTTGCTGATGTCGAAGTTTTGTTCAGTAAGGATCAGATTAGTGCCGGTGACAGTAATTCGGTGATCACCGAAGGCTTGTCCAGAAAATATAGGAAAGAGAACTGTATGCCATACCTGAACTTCAGCAGTCCTAGCCCCGGAGGGGATCGTAACCGAGAATGTAAGAGCTTGGATTCCAATTCCTTGGTCATAGCTTGCTTCAGCAGTCTCTGCTGCGGCTCCCTCTGCAACAGTCAGCTTGTTTCCAGAACCATCATAAAATCGAACTCTTGAAAATAGATCCATATTATCACTGGAAATCCCACTAACAAAGTTGGAACCTATTGATTGTTCCCATGTCAGCGCACCACCGTCTATGTTTTCGACGCTAAGACCAAGATCAGTAACTAGATCGAACTCAGTGAAACCACGACCACTTGTAGCTGGAGGAATACCGTAATTCTCGGTAAAGGTTACAGATCCTGATTGAAAATTAAAAGATGAACCAGACCAGTTTGTATTCCCACCGCCATCTTCATTTACGAACTCAAAATCTACATCAACAGTTTGCTCCACACCGGGTTCAGTGGGAACACTGTCTATGTAGATTTCCTTGAGAGTTGCCGGACCAAGACATAGTCCAAGGTCAATGCTAAGAAAATACTCATAGCCGACGATTACGGTAGTGCTAGAGAACAATCCACTCTTAACACTCTCTTTAATCGGAACAGACTCGAAGTTACCATACCAGAGAGTATTCGGACCTTTGATCTTCGCACAGCCCAAGAGGAGAGGAACAGGTGCATCTTCAGTCGCCTTGGGGAAATTGTCTGAATCAAGTCCCTCAGGACGTGCGTCCTCTAACTCTGGCTTAGGCGCTAGTAGCGCAGTTAAGACAAAGCTGACAGCGAACAGGGCGAGAGTGAACCAGATCATGCTAGATCCTCTTCGCAAACGGATTTCGGTCAGGCACCAGTGGGAACCCTCCGAAGTTTATGGCGTTATCGAAACGATTGATGCAGCCACCCGCACCGTTGAAAGAGTGATCACAACCTCTTTGTATCGTAACAGAGTCAGAAGCCGAAGCGCCAGCGAATGGAGTAGCGATCGTGAAAGTAGTTCCCACATTATTCGTTATCAGTCTATGTTCGGAACCTACTATCATTGATCCACCTTGGCACTCACCATCAGCGAACGTGCTGGCATCAGCAATCACTATAGAGTTGCCACTGATGCTATCGATCGTCGATATTTGTTGGTTCTCAGCGGCTGTCAGGTCAACACCACAACGCTCATCACCAAGAATGTGATTGCAAGGAGCTTGATACTTGACTGGTGGGCATTGACCATCAAGAGCATAGGAAAAGACGTTAGGAACTTTCAACTTCGCGACACGTCCAGTGATTGTCCACGAAAGGACTTTACCCCTCCACAATAGAAGAGTATCGTTGACATCGTTCAAGTGGCAACGATAGAACTCACAGATCAATTCAGGAGGACTGGTCTGAAAGGCATACTCACTGACCATGGCGTGAGCATATGGTAGATCCAGCTCTAAGGCTAGATTGCTCTCTTCTTGATTAGCGTTCTTGAGTTTTACCCTCTTGATCGCCTCTGCCGTGTAGGTTCCTTCAGTATTGGTGATATTATCTACATGAGAAGTCAGTCTATAAGTGTTGAAAGTCCCGGTGAACTTGTATAGTTCTACCGGGGCTGCTAGGGCGACTGACTTTTCTGTAGAGTCGAAGGTCATCCGCTATCCGTCGTGGTAGTTTCGAAAGACACGATGGTAACGAGAGCCCCGTGTTCGAAGGTTATGGTATCACTCATGCGGCTCTTGAGCAAGTGTGAGATACGTTCCACGTTTGCCACTTTTGGGTCTGAGGGCAACGCAGGAGCGAAGGTGACTGTCACTGGGCCAGCCCCGGTGGAATTGGAGATGGTGTGTCTGCTGAACGTCCCATCGGTATATTTGATTTCGAAGTGTTTCCACTGTTCATGAGCATGAAGCAATTCATCGATGTCTTCATTTATAGACATGGTAGTTCCACCCTGAGTTAGAGCGGACTGTAGAGTCATGTCTTTCATTTGAGTGCTTATCAAGAACGCCTTCTGGGCACCCTTCACAGTGTCGAAGAACAAGCGCCAATAATCGAAGTCTGTAGTATCAAGAACACGCTGAATGCGATACTGCTTCTCAGACTTGATGGTCACCCATTCCCACTGACTATACTCTCGGCGTATGCCAGCATCAAAGTCTATCACTTCAGAATTGAACGAGAAATCTTCTGTGTTTTCTGCAAGGAACTCTCTCTCCAGAACAGTCAGTCCATCAAGAGTTGTCAGAGATGCTGCGGTATCAGACCGCTGGACAGCAGGATCTACCCACGAGAGGAAAGTTACGTCGATTTCTCCCGTGATCTGATTGATCCGAAAACTCGCGTCGTCGATTTTTGCGGACATGCTCAGACAGGCCAGCCATCCAGTGTCTATGTCCTGGGTCAACGCGCTGCTGAGCTGTGCTCCATCAGTCTCCGCAACAGCGACGTTTGATTGATGGAAAGCACCTGTTCTCGGGTTTATCAAAATGATCTGACCACCCGAGGCTAAGTGAATTGGGGAGGGATTAAAATAGACCCTTGTGTCAGTAGCAGATGCATCCTGAGTAATCGGAGTTG